TTCCCAGTCTTGTCCACGTTCACGTCATAAATCATGGCGAGCACGTGGTCTGCCCATTCCTTTGCGCGGAAACGGAGCTGGCAATACTTGTCATCCTGCGCGAGGCGAGGCTCGTAACGAATCCAGTCCTGTCCCTGCGGATTCGGAACCTTTGCCGAGCAGTCGTGGCAAATCAGCACCACATTACGGCCTGCGCGGGCGTGTACGTCCAGGTCTGCCAGCAGGAGGCTGTACGTGTCGAACAGGTGACGGTATCCGGACTTGTACCCGTAATCCTCAAGGCGAGTGCAAGGTGCACCGTTGGATTTGATATTGGCATACATCCACGCCAGTGCCATTTCTTCGGCCTTGGTTGCGGTATCAATGATGATGGTCTTGATCCCGTCCCATCCGCTTCCGTGAAGCGCGTCGCGCAGTCCCTGCCAATCCTTGATTCCCTGAACAGGAACAACGTTATCCGCGATACCGCGTTCCTCGAGACTCGGGAGAAGCTTGTCCAAGCTTTCGTCCAAGTCGAAGAAGGCCACAGGACCAGGCATAGCGCAGCAGAGCGTAGTCTTGCCGATGCCGCCTGGGCCGTAGACAACGATACGGTGTCCTGCTGTGCATTTCTGAATCTTTCCGAAGGTTACACCGTTCGGCTTAGTCTGTGTCTGCGGTTGATCCGGCAATTTTACAGCCGCCGGAAGCTTTCTCATAGGTGGTGTTTGTGTCATGGTTTACTCCGTTGCTGATTGAAGTTCAGGGTTGAAGACTCCGGCCTTGAAACCTGCTGGAGGCTGATTCACATCAACGCTCACGTTAGCAAGGCAGAATCCAGAATATTCGCACGACTGGCAAGTCATGCCGCTGCAGGCGCGAGGCCACGCCCACTCGGGCGCTTTCAGCAGACGTGCGGTAGCTCTGAAATGAAGGATCAGCTTGCCGAGGTTCAGACGCTGTTCGGCGAACTGGTTGAGATCCTCATCCAGCACGGCCACCTCGCGACGGCCGAAGTAGAACTCGGGACGCGCCAGCGTGTCAGCCGCGAGGCGGTCCGCGAACTGCTCGGGCGTCTCGCTGGCTGTCAGGAGTGTTTCCCCCTTGGCGCTGTCCGCGCTCTGCTTGGGTGCGCCGTCCTTCTTGAAGACGCGGTTGCCGGAAGCGTCAATGACCTGCTTCAGGCCGTCGGCGTCCAGGGCCGGAAGCGTTTCGCGCGGACGGATCGCCGGCTTACGGGTCACGTCATAGATGATCTTTACCACGTTATGGCCGAGGTGACGCGCCGCATGGACATACTGGTAAATCTGGGGATTGAACCGCAGGCGCAGCCAGTAATCGCTCGCGGGGGAAATATCCTCGCCTGTGGTCTTATGTTCCAGCAGGCAGAGCCATCCGGTTTTCAGCACGCCGAGTCCGTCAATCATTCCGCACACGTTGAAGGTCAGACTCCCCTTCAGCGCATAACGGAATGACGTCTCGGGCTGGAGGGACGCTACGCATTCCGCTTCTACGGCATAGCGCGCATAATAGCCGGCCAGAAGTCCGGCCAGTATCGCCGCGTCAAGTTCCTCGAAGGCTTCGGCGGTCTCCAACGCGGCTTTCAGGGCCTCCTCGAATGTAGCACCCTTCCAGCGCTGCTCCATGGCCTTGTGGAAGGCGCTCCCGAAACGCAGCGCAAGCGCGTGCTTCACGGGGACCAGTCCGAGTTCATAGCGGTAGTAATGTTTACGCGGACACGTCAGCAAGGTTGTCATGCGGCTGGCTGTCAACAGTTCCCTAGCCATGCTTTACCTCCTTATGGTCGCGAACTTTGCGCTTCCACACTTTTTTAGGGCAGTAGCTCCACCCTTTTTGTGAGAGGGCAGGAGCATCTTCATTACTGACGCGCCGTACCTCTATCCCATTGGTCATAGTCTTCATCCGTCTTTTCTCCTTTGACTTCTGCGAAGACGCAAAACTACTTGTCGCGGCCTCTGCGGATGCGGTAACGGATTTCCTGCTGGATGTTGCGACCGTTCTTTTCAGCGGTGCGCAAGACCTCGTTATAATCCGTCTCCGTCATCGAAAGGTGGACGCGCTCTTTTAGCTTGTCTGTCTTTGCCATGTTCCTTCTCCCTTGTTCGCATCCCACACCCGTGGAACGCCTGTTTACCAACTTCCTCCGTTGCACATCAGATACACGAGGGCCATTCCGAAGATTGCACCTGCAAGAAATCCCGTCATCAATCCTTGCCTCCATATCGCATAGCAGCGTCTCATTTCAAAACCTCCGCTACGCTTTCCGCGAAGACACAGGCCGCACGTTCACGTGCGTTATGCAAGTCGCACATCTTGTTAGACCATGCGAGATATCCTTCATCGCTATTCTCCGGCCCTGTCTCTCGTGTTTTTTTCAACTCTTCGTTTGCAGCCTGGAACTCTTGAATCAGCTTGACTTGTGTTTCATTCAGCGTGATTGTCTTATCCATTTTCACCTCCTTAGATTCGGCCTTGGCCGTAGTGCGTCAGGCGAGCCATGTACTGCATCATTTCAAACTGATACAAGCGCACTTGATACGTGTACCGGAACCACCAATCTCGCGCCGCCTTCATTGGACGCTGCGCCCGTTTCTGTCTGTGTCTTTTCATTTTTTCTCACTCCTTTTTTGAAATCGAACTTGAGGCATGACTCAACATGATCAACCAGCCATCCGGCCAGCATCGCAACAACAGGATCGTCATGTACAATCACGGTCGCCATTACATCGCCCTCAACGTGGACAGCATTTCACCGAGCAGGCGTTGAATCTCAATATCCTCGGATTCGACAGCCGCATGGTCTTTACGATCAACAGCGGCAGACATTCTTTTAAGTGCCTGAATCGCCTGGGCGTTCAAGTCGTTGTATTTGCTCTGTGCCTCTTGTTTGCTCATAAATCTCCTTCGCGTGTTTACGGATGCGCGGCCCCCGTTCGTGTTGTTCTCTCACCTCAACTTAGTTTGATTGTATCAACCAAACTATCCAAAAAAAATCAGCCAGCCTTCTTTTTGATGATCTCTACAATGAGCTCTTGAATGCTCATGTTCATTCGCTTTGCCTTCGTGGCTAATTTCTTATATGTGTTGATGTCAATTTGAGTCGCTACCTTTTTCATCAATCCCTCTTTCCTTTCTGATTTTGTTTACTTGTTCAACAATGTCGGAATCCGGAACAACGTCCCAGCATGCCGAGTAAATTGTTTTCCGTAACCACTCCGTCTGCGTGTCGTGGGCGTTGCGTGATGCCTGCAACATACTTTCGTAAGTGTCCAAGTCAATGGCGCATCCAACGCGGATCTTGTTAATGGCGTCTTTATTGTGCCTTGACTCATGTTTGTTTCTTCTAGGTCTTGCCATTTTGATCACCTCGTTTTCTCTTGATGTGGCCTATATTATATGATTGTATCAACCAATGCAAGCGCAAAATGTAACAAAATGCACTTTTTATTTTGACCATGTTTAATAGTGCTGGTATCCTTAAAAAATGAAAGGCATATCTTATGAAGATTCCTAAAAAAGTTGAAGAGCGTTTTTGTTCAGTTGTCCCGAAGTTTCAGAAAGTATTGAATATCGCAAAGTCGCGAGACTTGAACGAGTCGGACACTGTTTCCGTAATTACTGACATACTGGCAGATGTGTTCGGCTATGAAAAATACCTTGAGGTGACTAGCGAGCTTGCAATTCGAGGGACCTATTGTGATATCGCCGTGAAGATCGGGGATAAGATTCAATTTCTTATCGAATGCAAGGCAATCGGTACAGAGCTTAAAGAGGCCCACCTGCGCCAGGCCGTTGGATATGGCGCGAATAAGGGAATACAGTGGATCATATTGACCAATGGCGCGGACTGGCAAGTATACCGGCTCCGTTTTGAACAGCCAATCGCGTGGGATATGGTTGCGAGGTTCGATCTTTTTCAGGTGTCTGTACGTGATGAACGAGCACTGGAAACACTATTCCTCGTCTCAAAAGAAGGAGTCGAAAAGAACGTCCGGGATGATGTTTACGAGAAGATTCAGTGTGTGAACCGTTTTGTTGTAGGCGCAATCATCATGTCTGAACCAGTTATACAGTCAGTCAAAAGGGAATTGCGGAAAATAGCAGAAGGTGTTAAAGTTGAAGATTCAGAGATTGCGGATATGATCCGTGATTCGGTATTGAGGCGCGATCTCGTTGAAGGAGACGAGGCGTTGACTGCAAGGAACAAAGTGACAAAGGCCACAAAAAGCACTCCATCAGTCAAGAAGGAATCAAAACCTGCTGAAGCAAAATGCACACAGCCCGAGTCAGAGCCGCCAGAGAAGTCAATAACCGAGCAATTGCTGGAGCAGACAAAGGAATAACCTATGGAAAACATCGGACCCTTAAACCTTGGTTTAATAATATTGGGATTCGCGATCATTTTAGCACCGATCCTGTCATACTTCCGGCTTGTCAGCATCCAGACTGATTTGAGGAAGATGCAGAAGGATAACGAATCCGCAAAGAAGGAGCTTGAAAAGCAGACACAGCTCCTTGCAAACATCCTCGCAGCAGCACGAAGCAAGTAAACCATGAAAACAGCCGTCGCATATACACGTGTTTCAAGTGATGACCAAATCAAAGGCACATCGCTGGGGACACAGCTTGCCGAAATTAAGACGTATTGCGAACGGCACGACATTACAATCCTGTCCCATTATGAGGACGCTGGCGAGTCTGCAAAGACTGCTGACAGACCTGGACTAATCAAGGCTTTGGACGATTGCAGGAAAAAGAAAGCATCCTTTCTAATCGTTCACAGGCTTGACAGGCTTTCACGCAATGCGACAGACGGACTTGCCATAAGGGCCAAGCTTGCCTCCCACCAGACCCAGCTCCTAAGCGTTTCTGAACCTATCTCCGACGATCCTGCCGGACAGTTCATGAGTGCGATAATGTTTGCTTCCGCTCAATTCGATAATGATATCCGTTCAGCCCGATCCCGATCCGGCATGACAGCCACGACGGCCAAAGGTGGATGGAATTACCACGCGCCTTACGGCTTCAAGATCGCAAGGAGAGCAGACGGCCTCCCAGTGCTCGAAATTTCGAGCCCAGACGCTTCAAGGCTTACCACCCTGCTAAAGACATACGCCAGCGGCGCAAGCTCCCTGACGGCCACTATAGCTGGATTTAAGGCCTTGGGTCTTGACCGTGGGAAGGCTAACCGGATATTTCACGAGCCTATCTATGGCGGCATCATCAGGACGCGCCTTTCAAATTCGGATATCCTTGCCGCGTTCCCCGGATATGTCACTCCTCAAACATGGTATAAGCTTGAAGCCCGTTATGCCGAGGACAAGAGGAAACCGAGGCGGGATAAACCATCACATGTCGGCTTCCACCTTTCACTTTGCACCTGCTCCGTTTGCGGATCAAGGCTCAAAGGTTCCAACTCAAGGTCAAAGAACGGCAGACTGTATCCATATTACCGCTGTCCACAAGGGCATGCCAATATCCGTGCAGCCGACCTTGTAAATGCTACTGAAGACGCGATAGCCACGCTTGCCGTTATTTCCGAAAAGCTGGCGAAATCAATTGAAATTGCTCTAGATTTCATGCTAAAAAAAGGAAACGACCTAAAGAGAGTCGAACACCAGAGAATCAAGGATATTGAGAGCTACAAAGACAAGCTTTCAAAGCTCGCTGAAAAGTACATCGATGGTGACTTTGATCAACCAACCTATAAGGCATTACAGGCTAAATATAATGGAAAAATAGCGGAATTAGAGCAAAATGCCGTTGAAATTGTCGATCCTCAAAGCTACTTTGACCGTGCTGTTTTAATTTTCAACACGTTCAAAAACATCCGTGACGTGTGGCGCAAGATGGATTCCGCGAGTCAGAAACGGCTCCTTTTGGCCCTTCCTGTTCCACCTCGCTATAATCCTGACTCCAAAAAAGTCGAACTCGACTTTGACCAAGCTGGCGTTGATAAAAACGCTTTCTCGCCATCAAATGTTCAAATGGCGCCCCTGGCGAGACTTATGTCACACTTAGAGGCGATTTCTGAAACATTAAAAGGAGCAGCATAATAACAAAACCCCTGCCGCAGGTCAACCGCAGCAGGGGTTCGGAATAACAAAGAGTGTTGTTATTTCGGTGCGCAGGTCCCATCTTTGCAGGCTGCGGATACCGCTTCCGTGACTGCTTTCTCATTGCTGGGCGTTATCACTCCTTCAAGGCCCTTCAGGGCTTTGAGTACCGTCCCGGTCAGCCCAGTCTCCTGATTGGAGCCGCCGCCAGTACCTGCGGAGCCACCTCCAACGCCCACGGCGACCTCCGGCTTGGTGTCGGTTGTCTGGGTGGGCGTATTGCTCTGGGTGTCGCCTCCTCCGTCCGCGGACGCATACACGCCATCCCCGACGATGTTGGTAACACTGACAACGTTGCTGCATCCGTTGATCTCGATGCGCGGGCAGATATCGCCGTACTCGGCACGGTTGGACCTGCTGGCCGGGTCTGCCGTCTGGCATCCAGTCATCATCAGCATCGCAATTGTACAAACAGCAGCTCCGCCTTTCAGCTTCGTGTGCAGTTTATCCTTCTTCTCCTTCATCTTCTCCTCCTTCTCCTGCATCTTGGCAGGTTTAGACTTCTTGTTACCCATAAAGATACCACTCCTATTTCCTTTTTACTGTTTTGCTGCTCTTGCTCCAAAGCATAACCAGCACCATCACAACACCAGCCGTGACAGGCTCAACATAGCTTCCGATATCAACGCCATGCTTAACTGCCGCACCGCAGCCAGCCGCCACGAAAGCCCTCACGAACCCGAAAAACACCGGGCTCTGAATAGCCATCTTGATCTTATCCATTATACCTCCTGTTTTTTGTTTATTTGAAAAAAGTTTTTACCGTATCACATATCATCGGAAAGTTTGGCGAGAAGACCGCGAAGGCCAGGAACACGCAAGGCCACGGACGCGTCAGATACTCCAAAATAGAACACGTCTTACCAAACTTATTTCCTCCCTTCATTGCCTGTTGCGCCATCAGCAAAAGCGTGTCCATGGCCTGTGACTGCGCCTTTGTCAGCGCGAATTGGGAGTCATGCGCTGGACAGGCGTTTTGAGGCCGTGGCGTGTCATCAGCCTTTTCCTGTGCCTCCTGCAAAGCAACTCGCGCCCGTGTAATAACATCCAAAATCATCTCTTCATTGCTCATCGTTTCCAATCCTCCTAAAAGTTACGCCACGGAATTAAGAAGAAAAGATGGGTATTTTTTCATCTCGTGGCGTTTGGGAACTTCCCAAATCATTTAGCCTTTTTTTTATCCTTCTTGTTGTTGGCAAACATCAGCGGGTATTCGCGTTCAACCTTCCAGTCACTCTCCTTCGTGCTTCCTTTTGGCCTGGACTTTAGGACGATCTTATTGGCTGAATGCTCTGTTTTCCGTTCCTTTTCAGCCTTGGAAACCTTGTTTGTATTTTCAGCTCGGCATACGCTGGAAAGCAGGAATATTGCAAGAATAATCCTCATTTCGACCTCCATTCACGCTTGTATTGTGGCCATGTCTGATTGAGGATTTGATTTGTTGCGCTACAGTGGTCACACACATGAGTGTAGAACGTATCCTTTTCAGAGTAAGGCGCACGTTCTGATTGCCCGTTAAAGACGAGCTGACCGCCACAACGTTGATGTGGATAGATACGCCGGAGGGTGATAAACTCGCCTTGCTGCCATTCATCTGTGCGCGGCTGTATCTCCGCTTCTTTCTTAGAGTTGGACACAAACAAACTACAAATGAAAAGCACGATAGCCAAAAACATGATAATGATAATAGCCCTCATTTTATCTCTCCAGTACGATCCCGTTCTTTACCTGATTTGTAACCGCGCCGAACACCATGTTGGTGGTCGCGCCCTCCCAGATATTGTCACCGTCATCAATCAGCAAGGTCCCCAGGAGGTCGAATCCTTTTCCTGACCCTTCCGGCGATCCGAACAGGGCCTCTCCGTTCCAGTCTCTAAGGCTGTTTGTGTAAGCAACAGGGACCGCGCATCTGAACCAATAACAGGTGTGGACACCGCTTTGCAGTGTGACCGGATACATATTCGGATAACTGTTTGTGACGGTGGGTGAGCTGATGCGCTCTACTGTTCCGTTGTCCAGCGTCCTGGCGTATTCAATCATAATAACCGCTGGGTTCGTGGTAGCTGACTCGTTGAACGCAACGTAGTGGTCCTCGTGAACCACCCCTAAAATGTTTGTCGGTTGAACCCATACCGTGCGCCCAAGGACGTTCTGTCTTTCGTGATAGGGCAAACGGTTTGGGCTGTGCCAATCGAACGAGAAGGTGACAACATTATTCGTGTCGACATAACTTTCGACTTCTGCTGCTGTATTGGTGGCCGTAATTACAGCATTTGACGAGGTTGTAACCGCCTGTTGACTGGCGTTATTCTTATCGTAGGCTGCCATTAACGCCCAGTCCCCGCCCCTCCAGAACAGCATCCTGAACAGTGAAGCTATTGGCGTGTGTTCGCTAGCCGAGGCAGACAAAGAAAAAAGAAACATGCATAAAATTATGTTTTTTTTCATTTTTTCTTTCTTGGATGAAAAGAGGCTATAATGAAAAAGGTACAGGCAACCATGGCCATCCCGCCGTAATCATGCATTACCTGATAGTGTGGCCAACCGTTCTGAATCCACTCAATAAGCATCCAGCACCGGAACGCATTGCAAACGATTGCCGCGAGTAACGCCACGAGAAATATCTTGATGCTGAAAGCCATGTCAACCAGACAGCAGCAAACCGCCACAACGAGGCATTCAATGCATGTACGTGCTCCGCTGCACGTGCTGCCTACTTCAAGAAAAAGCCCCTTCATGATAAAGAGAAAGATATTATCTAGGATTTCCATTGAGTCCTTAGAGAGGTGTCGGGTTTACCACGATGCCGCCGCGAATCGAATAGACTGCACCCACGTTGTTGGTGATTGATCCTGTCATGCCCGCACGGCCATCAACATAGATTCCACCAAAAACGAGCCAGTAAAGCCCAGAACCGCTTGCCCCTGTCGAGTTGTCTATGACGCGAAAAAAGGCCGAAGTATTGCTTGGCTTCGGAAGAGTGAACTTATAGGCCCGCGCCGCATCCGTGACACCTGCCGGAATGGAAGTCTCTACAACAGTCGCCGTGATATTGGTCCACGCCCCCATGTTTAGCTTTTGCCTCCAATCAAGGACAGGAGTAACAAGGGGGATTTGTTTAACTGATGCAATGATTTCTACATTGGTCGACACGATTTGGACACTGTGACACCGGATAGTCTGATTGCTGGCATCGTACGGGACCCCTCCGATTGATTGAACGTAAACCGTTGACGTGACAGTAAAGTTGGTGGAGTAAAGCGAGGTTCTATTATACGCGGCCTGGGCCCTTGCTTGGGCGTTGCTCGCAATAGCCTGCAGCACCTGTGAGTCTGATAATGTGGCCGTTGCTTGATCAATTGCCAAGTTGACCTGCTGCGGCGTGGCAATCGATTGAGCAGGACGGGTCTGTCCGGCATCGTTAATAAGAACCTGCAGGAACTTGTTTGTTGTGGCGGCTTGCAACGTTCCGGCAAAACATAAAAACAAAATGATTAGGCGGTTCATGGTGTAATCTCCTCGACCGCAAAGGTCCTGTTTGTCGCATCCCAATACGTCCGGATAATGATGTTCGTTCCGGCTGCGCCCCATGTTTGATTGGTATAGACAATTGATCTGACAATGTTCGTCACCTCGCCGCCTGTCATTCCGGTAGGCCAGTTTGTGCGGGAAACGCCACCAAGCGTTATTGATGTGGTGGAAATCGTTCCTGTCATTGGCATGCGCACGACTGGCATACCTCCGAAGGTCGAACCCCAGCCTGTGGCGGTCGGGCTGGTGACGTAGTTCGTTACGGATAGACGCAAATCAAATATAGCAGGATCGCCAACAATAGAAGGAGCTGACCCTGTGAAATACAAATTAAAGGGTGACTGAAGCGTTTCCCTGACTGCAAATGCATACGGGCCTATTGTTGTCAATGAGCTCGGCAACGTGATTTGCGTCAGATTGGTGCAGTTGTCAAAAGCGGATTCACCTATTTCAACAATTGATTTTATGTTGATTGACCGCAGTTTTTTGCATGAGAAAAATGCTGCAATTTCAATATTGGTCACTGAATTTAGATCAACATCCATCAATTCCGAGCAGTTACGGAAACTTGAAGCCATGACAGCCTTGAGGTTAGAACCGCCTCTAACTGATGTTATGCCTTTCCCAATGTACTCGTCTTGTTGTGCGTCATAAACGCTGAAAGTCTGGTTTAGAATGGCTACTGGAAGCCCGTCAAGCATGTCCGGGATAATCACATTGCTTGGACCATTATACCCAGTCAACGTTATTTCCCTGCCGTCATTCGTCCACGTCCAGTTTGTAGAGCTTGCCAGATTCTGCCATGCGCGAGAAACAAGTTGCGACTGCGATCCTGTAACGGTTCCGGCTGTACCTGACGTTGCAACCCAAACCTGTTGTGTCTGAACCTGCAAGGCAGTATTGGCTTTAGAAACAGTATTCAAGTAGGTTTGATCGTTTGTTGAAACCTTGCTGGCAAGCCCTGCCGTTACGCCAGACTCTAAAGCAAGAGTTCCGATTAGGTTGGTCGTCGCCCAGTGACTGATATAAGCATGACCTGATGCTCCTGTATTAACGACGGCATCAAGTACATAAGCATTTGTGGTCGCAAGGTAGGTGCGGGTTGCAACCAGACTGCTTGTTTTATGATAAATTACAGTCGGGCGAAGATCCCAATATGATAAATAAACTGGATTGCCCAAAAAATAGTATGCAATTTCACCCTCAAAATAGCGTTGATCTACTGCGGTAAACAGGTAGTTGGTTTGAGCCGGATTATAATTGTCATCGAAATCAGGCGAGAACGACATGTTCCAGAAGTTACTGACAACGTACATATTACCAGCCCCGTCTAAATACTCGCTCAAATTAGACGGGTTGAATATCCTAACCGAACGGTTTGTCGTGGCGAACTGTATAGCGTTTTCCTGTGCAGCGTTCCAGCCGTTTGTACAGGCCTCGAGCCCTGCAAGCCTATTTGTCAGCGGTCCGTAAAATGACGGATAAGATGTCCATTCCGCTGGAAGCGATCCTTTTGACGGGTTCAGCCTTACAGACATACGGCCACGCGCCCATTCTTCCGTTCTGTTTGTCGTGACACCGAAGACTTGAAGCTCATAAAGCCCGTTTGTCGGGATTTTTGAAGTGGGCAGGTCGAACGTGAAGACGTTATAGCTTGTGGAAGTGTTCGTTACAGCCATTCCGCTACCTTGGATTCCGTACCAAAGGACTCCGCGCCATGCAGATAGGTCGTAATCCATTCCACCGCTTTTGACTACAACATTGACTGTTGTATCCGTTTCCTCCGTGGCGGTTATCGACACGGTTGACGATCTTCCGATTTCAATATTTAACGTTTCTGTCCGGCCCTGCGCTCTCACCAAGACCGAACAGAAACAGAAAAGGAATAGGGCTATTGATTTCATGACAATAGCCACGTTCTAAACTTAGAGATTTCTCAAGATCGGACATGAAAGAGGTGTTGAAAGCCGTTCGACCGATGGGGCTATGTATTGCGCGTCCAATTCGATCCCGATTGCATACCTGCCAAAAGACCTTGCCGCCAGCAGAGTCGCGCACGAGCCCGCGTACGGGTCAATAATGAGGTCTTCAGGAGTCGTGTAGGATTCAATCAGCCAACGCATGAGCACGACAGGTTTTTGTGTCGGGTGGATTCTCTTGTTTCCCCGTTCAGTAGCCTTGCCGCCTCCGTTCCAATAATGGCGGTAAATCGTCCTATGCGTGTGGAATGAACACCAGATATCCTCGAAGTCGCCAATATCGTTTGTCCGGCACGGTCCTACCTTGCAGGCCTTCTTTCCTCCGCAGTGCGGGCAACGCTTGTCCCATATGATCCAGGACCCCTTCTGAGGCAGGCTGGTGTGGTAGTGTTGGCCGCCGAACAGAATGCACTTGAACCTAAGCAAGTGAGATGGATCGAACGGCTTATCGTCACCCATGATAGGGCGAGGATTACTCGAGTGGACCCATTTGATTCCATAAGGGGGGTCCGAGACTATTACAACCCCCTGAGTATCTTTTATTCGTGGTAGCAGATCCCGGCAATCACCGTGGATCAATGCGACGTGGTCGTCTTGGTAGGCGGGTATAATTTCAAGCGATTTTATAACCGCACCTAATCGGCTTTTCATGGGCGTGTTCCTTTGATACGCTACTTGCCATCCCTCAGCCATGACGGCGCTGACCTGGCTCGTAACTCGTTCGGGACCGCGGTTCCCATGGGTTAGCCATCCGGTTGCACCCGGATGGACGGCGCCGTCTCTACTCCGAGACGGCTAAATCACTCAACTTCCAACTCGTAATACTCCTCTGCCCATACGTCGGGCGGGGTCTCGGGGGGCGCTGGATTGCCTTCGGGAGGAGGTGGATCTTCCAAACCGCTACCCCTGAAAAAGTAATCGCCGCTCCCGTCGACGAATTCCGGGAGTGTTATATCCGAACCCTCAAAAGTATCTTCCTCGGCCATAAGTTAATCACGTGAAGTCGCAATACACCTCGAGGACCATTCCGCGCAAGTTCCTGGTGTAAGTGTATGTATCGTTTCCGATATTATAATGCGGTCCGTAAGTCTGGCTAAAATTTGTGTGCATATAGAAGTCGCGGTTTGCGTTTAAAAATGTAACCGTAGCTGGTGAAAGGTCATAGTAAGACCATGCGCCAGCCGGAGCCCTTCCTATCGCCCACCCAGCAAAGGGCTTCCAGCTTTCATAAGACGGCGCGACTGCCCAGGTATTATCCCCCAAAAGTTGCATTGTCATGGAAACGTCCTGTCCATTTGTTGCAAAGTTTGGGGCCTGAAGAGTTGTTGAAAATCTTACATTAAAGCCTCCAGACTCCATAACATTCGGGACATAAAGTTCGTCGTACTGAAAGTTCCACCCCGAGTCAAACCAAAAGTCGTGGCCTACCTCCTGCGGGCTTTCAAGCCATAGCCTGGCCCCTGTTATATTAAAGCCTGTTAAAGTTGAAGGGAATTGAAAGCGATTAACAGTATGAACCTGCGTCAACTCATTAAGCCACGGATAGCCTAGATTTATTGTCCCTTGGTTTGTTCCGCTTTGACACCAGGCAACAATAGGAACGGCCAAAGAGGCGCCGGAAGAAACCCACGCTCCAGTTCCCTGACTATTAAGCCATGACCAATTTGCATCATGCATAGCCTGCCATTGTGAATAGTTATTTTGATACTGGTTAGCAGTGGTCCTCGCGCAATATGCTCCAGACACAAAAGACAAATCAAACCACCCATTTTGCAGTCGAATCAGCCTTTTTGAGGTTGATTGCATGCACATCCCATACCCAGCTTTACGAATTAGTGGCATAACTAACCTATTGTTACTGCAACAGGAACGTGGACCGTCACGCGACCCTCTGTAGAAACGTCAAGCAGACGGCCACAAGGATCATAGGTCATTGTCCGATAATAAAAATGGATTGACGGTGTTGCGTCAGACTCTGAATAACGAATGCGTGTCAAAACGCTTACCTTTACACCAGTTGTGTTGCTCGAAACATTCCATCCGTTTGAACCAGGTGCAAGAGGTCCAGGCGTTGGCGATGCGCCAAGGGATATGTCTGTAATAGTGTACCCGCTTGTTCGCGCCCGCTTATCAGAGTGAACGTGGTCAAATCGTGAATAAGTTGTATCGTCGCCTTGCGCACCTGCATCTCCTATTGCTTCAGGAGTACCGCTTGCTGGAACATTCAAAGGGTGCTTATGATCTGCCCGTGAAGCTGTCGTAGCTGTACCTGCTGCGCCTGGAGAAGCATCTTTTTGAGGTGTAGCATCTGAAAGGTTCAACGTTGTGCCAGCTTCACCTATAAACTCAATCTCGACAGGTGATGACTCGGTTACTGGGCCATGCGGACGCTTGACGGCGATATTGTTGACCCCGACAAGGTTGTTAATAAACGAGGCAACGGAGTTGAACCAGCTCGCCGGAATCTCCGTTATCTTGTCGCCCTGTTTGAAGTCAGCCTTTATCTTTGCCATTACACAACCTCCGAAGACACAGTTACCTCGGTAACAGTCATCCTCCATCCGGCAGCCTCGTTGGATCGCGCCGCCTTGGCAGTCTTTTTCGTGCCGGAAATGCGGATTCCAACGAAATTGACTGTAAACGGTTGCCAGTCTGAATAAGCCCTCGTGTCAGAATTGTAGGTTGCTGATACTGCCGCAGCCTGTGCGCAAGCCTTCGTCAACGCACGGTATTCAGTCACTGTCGTGGTCGTGATTTCATAAAGATACTTCGTGGTCGCGCCGGACGTGACCTTTAGTTTCAGCACCTTGTCTGTGTCTTTTGACAGTTCAACCGTGCAGGCTGAATCAATCGCGCTTTTCCAGGCCATTAGCCGCCCCCTTTCATGCTTAGGAGCTCGTCCAGCTTTTCAGAGAGGTCTCGCGTGTTTTCTTCGATCTGCGTCAAGGCCTTCTGCGCGTTGCGCTCCTCCTCCTTGGCAAGCCCGAGCCGCCTGGTTGCCTCATCATCAACGGAGAGGCCCTTAGCCGTACGCCAGTCGCCTTTCCGGCGTGACAGCCTGTCTAAGTCTTTCTCGAACTGAACCTCTGCCTTGGCTTGCTCCTTCTCCTCGTCCATCTGCTTCTTCATGGAACCCTTGTCACGATACCAGCCCCAAGCCTTCTGAACCTGCGCTTGCGCTGCTGAAAGACGGTTTTGCATCTGTGTGCGGTCTTTTTCAAGCTGTGAAAGTTCAGTCTTGTTGGCTGCAATACGGTCTCCAAGCTCCTTGGTCATTAGCTTCTCGCGTTCATCGGACAGCTTCTTTTCCATCTCCATGCGCTTCTTCTCTTCTTCCTCGAAACGCTTCTTTTTCAGCTCAATATCTGCCTTGGCAAGGTCCTCTTGAACCTTCTTTGGCATTTTAATTTCTTTGGTGGTGGTCTTGGCTGCGGTCCCTTCCAAAAGCTCCTGTATCTCCTTCGCGTTCGTTCCGACGCTATTCTTAATTTTTGACGAAAGGCTGCTAAGAGTGCTCAAACCTTTTTCAAGTCTTGCAAACGGCAGGTCAACCTCTTTCTGTTTGTTCTCCTTCAGGTATTTCTCGTCAATAAGCTCCTGGGCTCTATTCTTGAAGGCAGCCTTCTTTTCTTCCGGAACTGTCCACCAGTCCTGGTGCAGCATCGACTTGGCAATGTCTCCATTCTTGGACGCATCTAAAACGCCAGTCTCCATTGCAGCCTGCACATATTGCGCATGGTCTACATTGCCCTTCAGAGGCTTTTTAATGACATCGAAAATAGCCCGCCCGATTGCAAGCCCGACCTTGGGGCCGTGCTCTATGAGCAGATTTAAGGCCTTCTGCGCTGCGATCTCGAACGCTCCAACAACAACGTCCTTTAATGCCCCAAGAGCCTGCTGGCGTTCGTCTCCTCCCTGCCATATCGCCTTGACGGCCCCGGCCACCATATAGATGTATTCAAGAGACTTTTGCGCCCACTGCTTGATGGAACCGTCATCAATCAGGCCTTGAAGATACTTGGTGATACCGTCTATGGCTACCTTTGCAGAGTCAAGGAACTCCTGCCCGAATGTCCGCTTGGCTTCGGTTATGGTGTCATTCAAGGTAGAGGTCAGGCCCTCGCCAGTCTTTGAAAGGGTCATCATGCCGCCGTTGAATTCAGACATGCGCTTGACGAGGACACCCCACACCTCTGATGTTGACGCGCCTGCGGCCTGTAATGACTCCATCTGCTGGCGGGCCGCAGGGGTCATTATACCCATCTCCTGGAGCCTCATAGCGGCCTCGCCGAAAGGCTGGCCACCTTTAATCATGCTGTAGGCGCGACCGATCCAGAATGAAAGGTCTTCAAGGGGCTGCCCGACAGCCGCAGCCGCGTCTCCAACCATCCGCAAGGATTCAGCGTCCCCCATGGCGCCCTCTGTGAACACGTGGAGAGTCCTGGACGCCTTGGTTATCCCTGCAAGCTCAAAAGGCGTTTCAGTTGCGAACTTGGCAAGCTCTTTCATCCGTTCGCGGGCCTTTGTCATCGATCCCATTAGAACAGAGAATTGGACAGTGGTTGTCTCGAACTTGAAAGCCTCTCGGACAGTTTCAGAAATAGCGTTCGCCGCTGTCGAAATGGCACCTCTGGCCATGTCGAACCCTGCTTTTATGTTGGCAAGGTTCGAGAATATAGCCTTTCCGAAATCTTGAAGCCTTCCGGTTGCCGTGGTAATCGCGGCTGATGTAGTATCCTTTGCCGCAATGATGTATTCGACTACGTTACGCATGGTTTGCCCTTATTGCCTTCTTTGTCTGCGCCAGATTTGTGATTGCATCGTCAATCGCGTCGTGCATGCGCGATTTGTCATTGCCAGCAAGCGCGGAGGCGATGGCGAATAGCGCGGCATAGCTGTCAGCGGTCGCCAGCACGGAACGCCCCCAAAGCCATTCATGACGCAATATTCCGCTGTGCGCCTCAAGCTCCGAAACGACCGTAGACCATGCCACAGTTGCTTTCTCGCTCTTCTTTGTTGGCTGGTTCCTATCGATTCCTAGAGCTTTGTCGACTGCCGCCTCAAGCTCCTTACGGCTACATGCGAACCGTATTCCGATCTTCTTGACCTCGTTAAAGGCTGCATCTTCGCTTGTCATGAACGCTTCAGGATTGCGGGCGTTCAGGAGAGCATAGACTAGAGCCCAGAAATACAACTCCTCTGAATCCTTCCACCATTTGATTGCGTAGGTATCAAGCCAAACGGAGGCACCAACAGTCAGAGGCCACAGGTATGAACATCCAACAAGGATAGGCGTTTCAAGAAGCCGTGCGTCAACATCTGCGAACGGATTATCCAGACGGTTACATGCATCGGCTAGAAAAATGATCTCCGCAGGGGTCAGGATTATCCCTCCCTCTGCGAAGTCATTTAGTTCCGTCTCAAGCCTGTCTGTGAGCTTTGGAACTGTCATTGCAGCTCCTTATGCAGCTACATCATGGGCGATGTGCTTGACGAATGACAGGGAGCGCGTGGTCTTGGAGGTGTTGCCCTGGTTGCCGGAGGCGTTGCTTTCGACAAACCATCCGGTTCCCACCGTGTACTCGTCAGGATCGGCCTCGCCGCTCATTTCCACATCGATCTTTTCAACGCCGTCATGGTTGTCACCCGCGAGGTGGCCGCCATCTCCGTCAGGCTCGTCCACGTGTGTGCAGGAAAGCGTGTAAGTCATTCCCTTCATTCCTACCTCTGCCTCTGCCTCGAGCGTGAATACCTCGCCTGGAGTCACTGGAGTGGTGTCGACAAGAGCTGACGGAATACCGATCTTCCGAGCAGGAAGCACTACGGTTGCCGTATATTGACGGCATCCTGCGTCAGGCGATCCGGCATCATGCTTGTGGCCTGTCACCGTCATGGTCGGGAAACCCTGCTGGTTGTAGGCAATGACTACGCTGTCGACATGATAGTCGTTCTTGATCTGTCCGATTTTGGGGACTGTCAGATTGCCAGTGTAGGCGGTCGGGCCATAGACGCACGAAACTGATGTTTTCGGGTCGAAGCCTTCAGATGCGATCTCGTCGCCGTCATCGCCAAGCTCCGAGGCGCGACCTGTTTGAGTCGAAGGATTGCCGCCAGTCTGGATGACCCAGCCGGAGAAACCTCCGAAAACGTCCACAGGACTGAAAAACTTATGTGCCATTTTTAGTATCTCCTTGAGTATTGAACTGATTATCAATAGCCATCTGTTAAACGCTCGCCACAGTCAAAGACAACATCAAGGTCTAAAGTGGCCGTCCACACCTCAACCGCCTGCTGTTCTCCATCCGGCGTAATCTCTGTCACTGAACTGCCAGAAACGCAGCCCTCGTTACCGCTCACACGCAATTGGTAGATATTCGTGTTTTCAAAACCATCCTCCGCAAACGGGCTCGCACCAATCACACGCATGATGAATCCTTGAAGAAGCTTACGTTCGCGGTTGAAGAGTTGCAACGTGCCTCCGAAGTGAAAAACATGGGCCTGATTGTTATGGACGCAATCAGGGTTACGGATTCCTACGATAGTGAATACCGCAGCGTCTGGAACGCCTGGATTGAATCCGATGAACAAATCTTCCCCTACCGTCAGCTTGAGTTTCTGCGCAAGGATGACCGCGCAGGCCTCCTCCGCTTCTCCAAGTGCCTCTTCATATAACGCTGGTGTTCTCATAGTGTTACCTTTCTGTGTTCATCCTCGATGATCTTGACAATGTTAGACTGCTCGTCATTAACGGCCCTCTCAATAAATTTAGCATCTGCCTTGGTTCCCTTGGCTACCGTGCCGGGGCCTCTCCTGCTCCATGACCGTCCTTTTTCGTCATGCATCCGTGCGGCATACTTTCCGGCAGGCGCGTTTGCAGCAACATAGACAAAACCTTGAAGGCCCTCAACCCGCTTTTCTATGGATTTCTCGAGACCGCCTGGCATTGCCCTTGTGCTTGCGTTTGGCTTGCGCTTTCCGCGCTTCCTAGTCTTGTTCTGGGCCTGCCTCTGTGATTGAGTAGGGCTGCGTGGGGCATTATCTATGGCCACGGTCTGGACGCGATTGACGGCCCTGTTAAGTGCCCTTTGTGAGGCCTCGTGTGATTTCTGCGCTAAGGCTTTGATTGCGGCGGCTACTTCGCTGGCACCTGTGACTTGACTCATGCCAATAGCCATGCAATAAACAAAAAAGCCCGTGGCGAATTGCCACAGGCTAAAGTAGACAAATCTAAATTATTGAGCCGATCTCAAAGCCGACCAACATCGAAGATAAGCCGAGTCACGCCCAGAGCCGTCATGTACAGAGCTCTTGAAGTTGTCATAGTCAATCTGTTCTGCCTCTGAAGATACGGCTTTCGACCACGCATCCTTTTGGATCGTCATACGATACTTGTAATCAGCTCCAGGAGTGCAGACAACCTTGCCTTTGATCTTGTGAGTTTTCAATAAACGCTCTAGGTCGCCACGGAAACGGGCGCGGACCATTACAAGCGAAGCGTCTGCTCGATGCTCAACAGCCGAAAAGAAACCAGATTTACAGAAAACCCACATGTTTATGCCTCAAGCTTGATGACTGGGGTTGAGTTGAAGATTGGCTTTCCATCCGCAGGAGGTTCCTTATCTGTTGCCATCCAATAAATATCCGGGCTGACAACGTGCCTTTTCAGGTAGGCAATGGCCTCCTTTTCCTCCATTACCTCAAGCTCTCCGGCGTGGTTCTCGTAATAAGCCTTCAGGAACATGGCTACAATGCGCGGGTCCCCGATGCTGTTGAATGCCTCGCTTTCTGGGCAGCAGTTGGCAGCACCTATCTTTTCGACATAGGAAACCTTGCAATCAAGTATCCCGCTGTAAAGGTCAGATTCAAGGTCGCAACCGAAAATAGTACCTTTCGGGTCAAAATCCGTGCGAACTCGCATAGACTTGATCTTTCCAACGTCCAAAAGTGTTTCTTCAAAAATAAGCATTATTACTCCGATTGGGTTTGATTGTATCAACTATCCTTGAACTTGTCAAATGACTGCCCAGCCCTGGTTGATCCGACATATTTGAACTTAATGCCCCGTGTGTCGCAAACAATCTCGTTTTCATGGTCTCCAAGGAAAGACGGGACCATGTTTCCAGGCTCACGCTCAAGCATGTAGAAACCGAGGATATTAGAGTATGGGACCTCACCAACAGTAAGGCAGTCACCCTCAACGACAACGGTTTTAAACACGCCGTGGCTTTCTGAAGCTCCACGCTGGTAGTCGCTTGATTCACCTACCTTGATTCCATACTTGCGTATAACCGTATCCTTTTCAGTTCTTGATAGGTAAACCGTCCTTTTAGACCTGTCGTTATGACTGAAGGTTGAATTTTCGAGGCATAGAACAATTGCGCTCTGGTAGGCGGCCTTTGCCTCAATAATCTTGTTCATAACCGCTTCAGATGTTTTCTTTGCAGCCTTGTAATTGGTTTCAGGCTTGCTGACACCTTCACCATGCCATGTGAATTTTTCATCAACCAGGCGTGTGCTCTCCTGGGCTATCTTAAACTTGACTGCCGCGTCATTCCATGAATTACCGCCCTGCGCCTGCTGCCATTTCACGATAATGCTTGGATCGGCTCCGTTTCTACGCATGTAGTCATGAATATGGTCTGTCAGGCTTGTATATGTTCTCGGGGCCTTGCCTTTTTCACCGATCTTGACGGTTTCTACCGATTGAGGTTCAAGTGACGTTGCCGTGAACTTGCCAATTTCGGCCTTGTTCTTTCTGGCTACCGTGTCCTGAATCATCTTGATAGCTGCTGCGGCCTCTGCTGCATTCTTCCATCCTTCCGCGACAGCCTTTTCAATCAGCTTGCCATGGCTCAACGCTGCATCTATCTTCGACTGGTTGAAATCCTTGTCGCCCTTTGAAAGGTGGAAATTGATAGTCTTGACAGCCCCGAGGATATCAGCCGTCACATTGGCATGCGTCTGTGAAATGGGCCGCGTTGAACCTCCGGACCGATAGAACCCGTAATTGTCCTCGCCAACGTTTAGTTTAGCTTCCTCGCGGAAACCTTCCTTGCTCAACGCATACGAGTGCCATAGAACCTTGTCAGTATAGCCTCCCTCATATCCGCTTGCCTCGAACTGCTCACCTCTGTCTGCGAGCTGGGTAGCTTCCTTGATGCGTTCACGGATAATAGCCTTATCCTTTTCAGGAAGCTTCTCGAGAAGGCCTTCAAACTTGCCATCACGTATTGCCTTCACGAGTTTAACAGTCGGAACCGATCCAAACGCAGAACCAAGGTTCGCGTTGGCCTTTTTGCTGTCCGGGTGAAGGTTGCGCATGGACCACACATCGTCAATCCATCCGGCTTCCCAGTCTTCCTTGTCTTTTTTCTCGCCCTGGGCACGGAATCCGAGAGCCCCGCCGTTGTCAATTCTCCACGCCTTACCGTTTTTGTCAACCAGCACGTTATCCATGCCAAGTCCAAGAACGTCCCAGTTCCCGAGAAGCACGTCAACATGGAAGTCTTTTCGAAGCTGATTGTAGACAGTCTCGCGTTCATCCTTGCTCAATGCTGACAACGTTTTTGCCTCATCAATGAAGCGTGAAAGCTTCACAGGTGTGCCAGAATCTTCATAAAGCCTGAATTCCGGCACGGCTACTCCTGCGGCGATATAGGCGGCATCAGCGTCACACTCGCTGCGCAGATGCTCCGGCGATGCGCCACGCTTCATGACAAACCTGTTACCAAGATCGTCCTCAACAAGCTTCGCGCCAGTAGACCCTCCAAGATCGCGCACAGTTTTGAGTCCGTTCACGCTTTCTGGGAATAAATCACGCTTCTTTTGAGGTTCTACGGGTTTAACGGCCACCTGCTTGGTGAATTCTGAACCGCCTCCAAGCTTAAAGTAAAGCTCCTCCGGCGTTGCATCCTTCGGGATCAACAAAACACCGCGCATCTTGCTCCATGGCTCGTCTTCCTTCTTGGCTACAGAAAAGCGCGGTATCATCCCGTTATCAAACATCTTCCTTAGCACATCCTTAGGCAGTTGACTGGCAACGGTTGCCAGTTCATCACTGAAAAGACCTGACCTGATATTGCGGCTAAGACGGTCTGCTGCAACAGACACCTTGGCTTCATTCGCATTTTGCCCCTGACTGACATACCTCTGCACATCGATCTTGTCTTTCTGCTCCTGCATGGCTTCCTTGGACATGTCTGACGGAGGGTGTTTTGCTTGCAAGGCGATCTCGTCAGCGTCTATTGTCTCATCGATGTATCTAAGCCTATGGGTGCAATTCGGATGGAATACGCCAGCCTCCTGTGCGTCAGCATAGGTCGGGAATCCCTTCTGTTTTCCTGCGACACAGACAATGCGGCCTTCCCATGCCGAGCAAATCGGGCAGTCCGGGTCCCCATCGTCGCTGATACGAGCCAATTTGAAGCCATTCGATGCAAGGGAGTCGCAATAGCTGTCAGTCCATACTCGCTGGGCGTTCGTTCTCACGAGCATCTGGAAGTAACGGGCGTTCTCCCATGCACGTCCAGACTTGTCGACGAACCTGTAAAGGCTTTCGTTGCCGCTATCCTTCTGCCAGCGGTCCTGTAGCTCCTTATTGACCTCGGCATGTGTCAACCCCTCAACAGCCGCCTTCCTGGCAACATCGATGTATGCGAAACGCAGTGTGCGGACAAGGTTCTCCTGCATCTTGTCCGTGAATACAGCCGCCAGCCTTTCCGCATTACGCGGGGCAAGATAGGATATGTAACGTTCAGACCTCGCAGGATCATACTGGACAAGGTCTTTCTTGCCTGACTCTTTAAGCTCCTCCGTGGCATCGTCATGAGCGTTGCGTGCTGCCACGTCTGTGAGGCTTTTCAGGTGGGATGACATAGACTCCTGCATTTTCTCAAGAGCGTCTACAGCGGCCTGTATGGCCTGTTCTCGGGCCTTCGAGTTTGTTGCCGCATTTCCAAGTTCAGCAAGCTTACCGGATATTGACGAACGCACATTGATGATTGCCTTTTTCAAGACCTTCATCAATGCCGTGTTTGTTCCGGCCTCATACTTGCGAAGTTCCATGGCCAGACGCTTTTGACGAGGAGTCATGTTTTACCCCCTGACCATTAGAACGCCCATGCGGACACCGAGCCACCGCAGACAGTCATCAGAAAACTTGGAGTTGTTTTGCTTTACTGGCGTTTCAGCCTTGCCCTTCAAAGACGGAATCGCGCCAATACCTGTCATTGCCTTCCCCGTCTTACCAAGGAGGTGGATTGCCTGTTCATATACCGCATACTCGTCCCGTGTCGTGTCGCCCTGCTGATAGGCAGCCTCTGTTTCAACCATCACACGCCCGAGCTCGCGGGAAAGCTCACGTTTGGCCTGTGCGATTGCTCCTATCTTCTGCGCCTGTGAATACTGCGCCCAGATTGTAGCCTTGGAGTGACCAAGGAAATACGTCCCTGCACCATTGATGTCGATAGCCATATCTTTACTCCAATAAAAACGGCGGGAGACGGGAAAGACCCGAAACCCGCCGTTGTTGTTCTCAAAGAAGCATACCGCTATTGGACCTTTTTACGGCCCTTCGCTTTTTCCGGCTCCGAAGGTGGCAAATCGCCATCTGGATTTTCATCCTTTTCGGACTCAAGCTCCGCAATGCGGACGCTCAACGCCGTATTTTCCTTGCCGAGCTCGTTGACTCTCTCGGTGAGACCAACGTTTGCGGACCGTAAGGCTTCATTACTGTCCTGGACAGCCTTGCAGGTTTCTGCAAGAGTAGCCTTTTCGGACTCAAGCTCCGCAATGCGGGCGTTGAGTTCGGCAACAATCGGCCCCGCCGCAAGTTCGGCTGCTTTACGCTGCCGTGCGCGGTTAGCCTCGTTGCTCTTCCGGATAGCATCCTTGATCGGATCGCGCACCGGAACGCCTTCAGGCTGTGCAGCCTTATCTTTGACGGGATCGGACATGGCTTACTCCTTCCTGCCGTACGTCATGAACCCGATTGTATAGGTCGCATTCGTAGCAGTCGAGAATGTTACCTTTACGGTTTCGCCCTTCATGACGATTTTTGAAAGGTCGATTGGGATAAGCGAATTGGTAAGAACGCCCGAGCTGACCGTGTAGGTGCAGAACAGGTTAGTTCGTACCGTGGCATCTGGATTGGTAAGAAGCCCCTCGACCTTTACCGTTCCAGCGTCTGCCGTACCGTCACCTGACTTGCTCGCGTTCCAGACGCGAATCATGTACGGGGACGAGTTGACAGTGCGCCCGCCAATAAACGTCTCGCTCACGGCACTGGTACCCGTCAAGGTAGCAGTCTTGGTGGAAACATCAGAACCAACCAGGTCGACGGCGAGCGTCGTAATGGCTGCAATTGCGCAAACTGCGCAGAATAAAGCTAAAACCTTCTTCATGTCGTTTCTCCGTTTTTCTTTTTCTAAAAGGATGGCCGCCCAGACAACCACGCCCCTATGATACGTGGTTATCCGGGCTAAGCCATGCCAGATTAAGCGATCTTGCACTTGATCGCGACAGCGCGGACGGCCTTCTGCTCGTACACGCGATCCCAGCTTGCGGCGGCTTCGAGCTCCGCATTGGTCGGGGTTGCGCCAGCGGCGGTTCCCTTCCACTTGATGCCGCGAACGTGGGCGATCCACGCATTGCGCGATGCCAGCACGTCCATGCTCGACAGGATGTCACGGCCTGCCTCGAACGGAACCTTGCTGGGCACATCGTTCAGTGCGATAGCCCCTGCGCCGAACAGGTAGATCGTGGCAATACCCGTTGCAGCGTCATACGGAACCGAATCATCCATGATGATTGCGCGACCGTTGTAGCGCGAGAGTGACGCGGGATTGTCAGCCGCACGTGCGACATAGGACGATCCACCGACCTCATTCAGGCGGGCTTCGGCCATGGAGTGCATGGCGACCGCGACGAGCAGTTCCTTGGCATCACCAAGCTTCTGTGCGCCCATGTTCAGCGTGTTCTTGTTCAGAACAGCGTCATCCCCAACCTCGCCGGAGATGTCGAGAACCAGGTCAGCAGCGTCATTCGCCACGTTGTCCGCGAACACGCCCTTGAGGACGCTGAACACGGAAGCCTGGCGGCGGCGAGCCCAGTACTCTGCGATCCGGTCTGCGATTGCCGCAACAGGATCGTCACATGCGAAATCTGCGGCCAGGTCGGAAACGGACCATGCCTTGCCACGACGGAGGCACACTGCAACGTCCTGTCCAGCAGTAATCTTCGCAGGAGTCAAAGCGACTGTTTCGCTCAAAACCTCGTCAGTACCCGTGATATCGTTCCAGAAAGGAAGGTTGATCGTGGTACCTCCCACGCCGCCGTTAGCCGCGATAAGAGCAGCAAGGGCCGGATCGGACGAAACGACGCCACTGCGGATAAGCGCGGACTTTTCCGCCAATTTCTGACGGAAATATTTTGCGAAAGCCGTATTCGTTACGACATCCGCGATTTTCATAGCTGCTGCCATGTGTGTTCTCCTTTTTGTGTTTTAACCAACAACATCATTATTCGATTGTCACGCCTGCTTCAGTCGCCAGACGTTTGGCCTCGGTAGGATTGGCCGACTGCAATTCAATCTGCTTGGTCAGGTTGAAAGTTTCCTTCTTGAAAGGATTCGGTCCGGCTGACGGAGCGGGATTTGGGTTGCCCTTGACTGCGGTCGTGGTCCCGGACTGCGCCTTGATAATCACGGCGTTGTCAGTCTTGAACGCCTCGAGAGCAGCGTCAAGCGCGGTCGCGTTGGACACGTCAACCTCGCCAATTGCGCGGTCAAGAAGAGCCTCGAAAGTCTTCTCGCTGAAACCGTCAAGAGGTGATACGCCTTTTTCCGCTGCCTTCGCCTTGATCGCGTCCATACGTGCGCGGGATTTCTCCTTGGCTTCAACGTCAGCGTTCTTCTTCATGAGCTCGTCAACCTTCTTCTGCAAGGCCGCAACAGTCGCGTCAGCACCTTTCGCCTTGCCAGCCTCTGCCTCAAGCTCCTTGGCCTTGTCCTCTGCGGCTTTAAGCTTCTTCTCAAGCTCCGTGCGAGCATCGTTGACGGCCTTGTCAGCGTCGTATTCAGTCAGGAACTGCTTTTCGGCATCCGTCAACGCCTCGCCCTTGATGACCTTGCTTAAAATGTCTTTGATCTTCATACTTTAACGTCCTCTTTCGGTTTCGTGTCTGTAACAGTACTCGTATCAATAGCCGTGTCATTAACATCAACGGTCATCTCTGCAATTTCCTTCATTGCCTCGTTTACAAGGTCGCTGTCAAACTTGCAGGTCTCCTCGAGCATGCGGACCCCGGCAACAAGAACCATCTTGCGCATTGACGGCGTAAGGTCAGGCTGATTTCCAACCTGCATGATCGCCGCAGTCATCTGTGTCACGTCGACAATTGAGAAGTCCTGGGGCCATACGGGCGAGTACTCTTTGAAATCGCGGTCTATAGCCTTGGACATGGCGACAAGCCTTACCTCTGCCTCCTGCATCAGCAAGGCGCGGTTGGACAGCGTAGAAGCCGTGTCAAGGTGGTCGAACTGCTTGCTTTCTGCGGTCTGCATCTGGCGCGACTCCTTGTTGAACAAGGCCAGTCCGGCAGTGTCGAAAAGCAGTGAGCGTTTGCGCGTCAGTTCCTCTGGGATGCTCTTGGTAAGGTCACTGCCTGGATAGATATAGCGGCATACGCCCTTTTCCTCGGCTGCTTCAATGAACGGGAACTCTAGACCGCGCACAAGCTCGCGTATCACGCCATAGTCAACCTTACCGTTGGTCGTGCCACTCATGTTCACGATCTTCATTTCAAGAGCTTCGACCATTGAAGGAGGGATAACAAGCTGGGGATAACTCCCCTTGCTCAAATTCTCGTTGTTCAGGCTGTCCAGGTTCATGCACTGCGCCTGCATGTTCTCAATATCGTCAAACCACCAGCCATCATCGGAAATCTTGCCAATGAGAATGAACGGGATTTCAGTATAGCCTACAACCTGCTCGCCGTTGCGTAGCTCGCCCTTGTAAGAAGCGTTTTCGGAGAATTCCCAGCAGTAAACCTTTCCTTCCATGCGCCGGAATAGTGTGCGTATCCTGTGTGACTCTGCGGCAACGGTCGGGTTTTCATTCCCGTAGACGTATGACTCAAGGATTATCCAGTCAAGCTTGCCGTCCGATCCGAAACGCCAGTCAGGAACCGAAAGGGCGTTCCATAGCCGCCAGACGATGCCCTTGCTTTTCATCTTCTCGGCAAGCGTGGTCGCCTGCCCGAGATAATCAACCTGGACCCAGCACCATTGGCACGTGGTGATTTGGTCGCATACGTCCATCCAGAAAGAGGTGATGCTCGTGCCTGTCCCTGTGCAATCCTGCTCAAACGCCTCGTTTATTCCCTCGCGCTTGGCCTTGTTCTTAAACAGGTACTGCGAAATCTTGTTTGCCACCCGTCCGGCATCGTTCACGCAGCAGGCCCGCTCCTTACGCCCGACCGTTCCGACTACCGTTATTTCCGTGGATGTCTTTCCAGTCCATGACAGGTCTGTCTCGTTCGGCTGCCTCCACAGGCGAGAATCAACGTATTTACGGCCACCCCTGAAGGCGATTGCGTTTAACGCGATCTGCGGTTTGCGTGAGGAGTAAACGGCGTGACTTCTTGACAAGATCAAATCTTTCATGTCAATAGCCAAAAGTTAAACACGCACCGCTCAAAAAATGAGGTCTGTTTTTTAAGGTTGCCTTGATTTTCAACTACTTGCGACAAAACGACTGGCAACCGTTGCCAGTGCCGATGTGTTAGAACAGGCAAATTACATCAGCAATCCGGACCCCGCGCTTGACTCCATGGCGTAACGTGCAGCGTCGATTGTGTGATTGTTGGCATCAGGATATTCAGCCCTGAAATTTCCGTCTTTCCCTTTGGCAAACTCATAGAGGCTGAACTCTCGCCATGCGTTGGGTGTCTTTTCAGGATCAATCACGATTGCATGCATGGATTGTAGATTCTTGATACCGTGCTCAACAGAGCCCTTGCCCTTGACGGCCCCGCGCACGTTCAATCCTTCGCGCCGGAGATCGGCTATGCTCTTTGGCTCCGCGCTGTCCGCGATGATGACAGGAGCCCCGCGACCTTTGGCCTTGATCCGAGTCGCAGCCGCGTCATTCAGCAGCCCCATTCCGTAAACCTCGTCATAAATGTAGACCGTGCGCCTTGTCTTGTCGTAGTTGATGCGAATCCAGCAGAAAGGATCGGTCGCATAGCCCCAGTCAAGCCCCTCGCGCTGGTTGCAGAATGCCTTTATTTCGGCATCGGTTATCTTCCTGGATGTCAGGTTAGTGAATATCGTCCCGCCTGTACCTGTGACCTCACCAAGGTACTCATGCCGATAGGCAAGCTCGTTCGTGGCCTTTAGTAGTTCGGCCTCAATGATAAACTGCTCTCCGAGCCAATGCCGTGGAACGTCAAGATATGTTGAAGTGTGCGTGAGCCTGTTGTTTACAGGCTGCCTGAATTCAGAGTTGACCCAGTTGCTTGCCGTGTTCGGCGGGTTGAAGCTCATGAAGTTCCAGAACTTCTCGCCACCGCGCATGGTTGTCTGCAAAACCGTGCGTATTTCGTTCATGCCGTCGAATTGGTCAAGTTCCTCAAACCATGTGACACCAACATACCCGAATGGCATCTTCAGGGACTTGGCTTTGTGAGCATCGTCAAGGCCCCTGAAAAATATCTTCTGGCCTGTCGGGATGTATGTCAGTTGAAGAGGGGAGGCCTTCTCTTTCCAGTACGCTTCCATGCCGAGGGCTGAAATAGCCCACTTCATCTGATTGAACACGGATTCACGGACTGAATTGCCAACCTTCCTGAAGCAGACAGCATGCATGCCGGGATTCCGGCATATAAGCATGATAATTTCAATCGACACGAACGAGGACTTGGTAGAACCGCGACCGCCAGCAAGCATGAAATGCTGATGGGCGTTCCTTTTAACGGCCTGGTGGACAGAAAAGAAAGAGGGCGCAATAACGTCGCTTAGATTTATGTCTGGCATGGCGGTATGTCATCGATGATTGACGGTGGATCGATGTTCGGAGGTACACCGAGGTCGACTCTTGGACTGTACCCGCGTGACCTCCCCTTGTTGTTCAGGTAGTATCGGATCATATCCTTGTCGCCTTCTGCGATATACTTTGCAACCCAGTGTTCGCACTTGTCAAGATTGTCCTCAACGCAATCTGATGCGATCCTGCGCAGACTCTCGTTCATGTTCATGCGCAGGTGGATCGTATTGCGGTGGACCCCAAGGGCCTCGGCAGCATAGAGCACCACTCCGCCTGTCTTCTCAAGCGCAAGGGCGATCTGCTTATCAGTAACCTTCAGTTGCTTCCTTCTCATATCATTTCCCTCAAAAATTCAAGATTAGGGTGTCCGGCAACGATCCGTTTCAGCATCTGTGACACCGAAGGGACTGAAACGCGCTTGCGCTTCGCGTAATCCGTCAGTGTTTCACCACGTAAAACGGACATGACTAGGCAAAGCTGATGCTCGTCCAGCTCCGTAAACAGGTAAATCAGCATTTCGGCTGTGGAGGCGCAGCAGTCAGGAAGGTATCTGCGCAGGTCGAACTTCGACCGACTTAGAGCGGCGTTCCTTGCTGCCCTGGCCGCCTCCGACATATTGCCGGATTCAGCGTCAAGCGAGACATGGGTGCGACCCTTGTTGTATTGCAGTTTGCAGGTATCCTTGCAAGTCAGGCAAGCCTTACTCCCTTTTCCGTTGTGTTCGCAAGCGTGACAAAGCATCTTAAACCTCCATGCCATTAGCCGTTTTGATAATGTCAATCTGATAGGTCCCGTCTTTCTGTCTGACGGCCCATACCCACCCGAACATGGCGAATGCCGCAGCGCATTCCCTGAAAGCAGTCCTTGCCCGCCCATGGGAGTGCAGACGGTAGGAGCCCTTGACCTCGTGAAAGGTCACACGGCCTGATTGATCAATAGTCATGAAGTCAGGCGTATAGCGCGATCCTCCAGGAAGCCGGAGCGTCACGGCCTCATAAAGTCCGGCCCCTGAAAGATGGCGGCGGTTGTAGTCTGCCTCCGTCTTGTTCGGACCGCTCACAGTCGAGCGTATTGCCGCCTTCCTGCCATCGGCAGGTATCGGTGCACATGATGAGCCGTTCTTGCCAGCCCCCTGCGTTCCTGCGCGATTTATGCCAAGCTTCCGTTCTACCTGTTCACGAGCCCAGCCGCTCAAGTCATCCAGCATGATCTTCTTCCGTCCCATGTTACCTCCCTCGCGTGTGCGCTACGTACGTGTGCGTACGCACGTGCGTGTAGTCTCTCTTGTTAATCTAATATATGAGTAATACTCTTACTCTTACTCTAATTAACGCTTTTGAAACAAAATTTTGTTACAGATGTAACGCAAAAAGTGTTACAGAAGCGTTACAAGCCCTTTTTCCGGTGTCTAATGACCCGTTCGTTAGTCAAAAGCCGCTTTTTCGCGCTGTTGCCGTTATGCTTCTCCCAGTCGTTGACCGTGCACCCGCATCCGTCGAAGGTAATCCAACCGACAGTCTGCATGGCATGGCCACATCCCTGGAGTCCTGATATCCTGTCAATCTCGTGCTCATCCAAAAATGGGATACGCCCGTCCTCGGTATGACCGTCAAAATAGCAGTACAGCCGGAACCATGCGTCAAACGCTCGCTCGCGTGAGCAACCGCATATCCGGCTTACCGCTACCATCTTCGGGCTATCGTTCAGCCCCTTGCGTACTTTGATCCAATGTTCAGTGCTCATAATCACCCAACCCTTTTCAATGCCACATCTGCATAGTTGTAAAAATCCTTGGTGGACAGACCGTCTGCCAGCCAAGCCCGCAAATCCTTTTTAGGAGGGACCACGATCCTGTAATACCTGCCCAAGTCCTTGCCGAGGGACACGGCACCGTCAAGCCCCGGACGGATGCGCTTTCCGGCACATTCCTTCCAGCCGTCGTTATCGCTGATAATCGTCACCAATCTGGCCCCCAGACGCTTGCAAAGGGCTTTCAGTAGGTCAGTACCCGTCTTGCAGGCTGACCGCCCTACGGCGCAAAGGCCCAGCGTGTAGGCTGCTGCCGTATCGGTAGGCCCCTCACAGACAACCAGTTCCTTTTCAGGCCCGAGCACCATAGACGGGTCAAAGAACAGGCCGTCCATTGAACCGGATACCGCCCACTTCTGGGCCGTGAAGTTGCGGAGGCGAATCCCGATCACCTTGCCGTCAGCGTCACGCATGGGGAACCCGACCGCCTTGTTGAAGCCGTCATAGCCTGGTTGAAGCCTGTCGAGTGCTGCCTCATCCACGTCAAGGGAAAGGGCAGTTCCGTCGCCCCAGACATGATCCCAGTCCGCACGGATGGCTGCATGATACTTGGCAGCGTCAAAGAGGCGTTTCAGGCGGGTAGGTGGCGGGGGCTGGAAAGGCTCAACAGAGGATCGTGCCTTTACGACGTGAGCCCAGCCGCCGTTCTTGGCCGGACTTGAAGAGGGGAGGCGCATGCAGACCGCCATGCAGCCGTCCTCTGAAATGCCGCACCAATCAGGCTTGCCGCAGACTGGGCAGGGGTTGGAACGTGTTACTCGCTTCATGCTTCCACCTCGATTCGCTTGCCACAGGTCGGGCAGTATTTTGTTCCTTCCATAAACCTTATTTCACCTTTTACATGAGGATTATTTGCCCAACCGATTCCATCATTCTTCCACTTGCACGTCTCGGCCTCGGTCGGCTGGGAGGTGGGGTGTGCAAATAGCCTCTTTAGAACACTAACCGATGGCATCTTATGACCTAACACACGTTCTAAATCTGCCACAGTGGTAGGTTTATCAATTTCATTTGTACCGCTCATGCTTCCTCGCTTTCTGCTGTTTCAAGTTCCGGCAGTTTCTTGCCGATGAAGTCAAAGAACAGGATAGGGCAGCAGTTGCGCCATGTCAGGCAATGCGACTTGGGAATGCCTTCGTATCCTTCCCCGCGCTCTGTTTCAGCGTCAGCCTGCCAATCCTCTACCTGCACCTGAACGCAAGTTCCCCAGACGCGCCAGCATACGCAGCCCTCGCACACGTCGCGCGGGATGTGTTGGCTTTCCGAAGCCCTGAACACGTCAAAGCCTTGAAGCATGTCAAGATCGCCGCTTGCAGGAGGCCAGTTCTTGAAGCCGTTGAAGTTATATTTCACAGCACAAACTCCCCTTTCGCAAGCCCATCAACCAGCCTGTCGAAAGCTATGCCACTGCTGATATTCAACTGGCACAGCTTTGCGAACTGTACAGGGTTCAGTTTGCGGACGGCCTCATAACGGACGTGCGCTTTCTCAAGCTCCTTTATTAGGTCAGCGGCCCAGACTATTGCCGCATGTTGTTCGTTGTCCACTCCTTTTTTACAAGCTTCTCTAGATCGTTCTACGATCAAATCAAATATTTGTTGATTGGTCATGGTCACTTTTCACCACACTTTCTTTAGCATTTTCCACACGATAAAAGCCGTAACGGCTACCAAAAGAATTGCGAAGGCCCAAAACACCTGCTGCTCTTTAGGTGTCGCTTCTTTAGCGTTTGTTTTCCGTGGGAGGAAAATTATCAGTGCTGTTGTTGATCTACTCATTTCGCACCTGCTTTCTATCGCTTCAGGTTAAAGTCCCACTTAATCCGAATACCCTTAAACGGGAGCTTATAATTGCCTTCAAACCATGCGTACATTTCTTCATAGGATTTGAACCCGTCTTGCTGTGCCCATCCGTCAGCTACGTGCTCCGGCACTTGCTTTTTTAGGTCGCCATGAATTAGGTAAATATCTCCATCGTCAATCAAGACTTGGAATACAGAAACAATCTCGAACCGAGCAAGTTTGACCTGTGTCGATCCGTATGGCTTTGCGCTCCACATACGGCAGTCGATAATGTCACGCATGCGTGGGCACTTTCCGTCCTTTGGGAATGGCCTGATTGTAGTTGTCTTGCTGCCGTCCAAAACTTTTGGCGCGAACTGTGCCTTAAATGTCTTTACCCAAGACCTATAGTTACTCATTCGTGTACTCCTTTATGCTGTTAGCGCGGCCTTTACCAGCTCACGTGCAGTGTTGACCGGAACCGCGTTTCCGATCTCTGTTGAACATTCATCATCAAAGAACAGGCTCTTTTGAATCGCACCGTCTTTCCGTATTTCATCAAATGGAAGGTCTGCCCTCTGTTCTTTGCCATCCCAGCCGTTTGGCCATGTGTTAGCCTCAATCATCTGCTCTATGACCTTCCGTTCCTCGGCATCGATAAGCAGATATTCAAGGTCTTCATCCGGCTTGTTCGCGTTGATCTCGTCTTGGATCGCTATGACGCGGGCCAGACCCATTCGTCTTGCTTCCATGGTCAGCGGCCCCATGCGGTTTGGATTGGTGCACATCGTTCCATCCTTGCGAAGTTCTTTGCCAGTCTTGCGCAGTCGGTTGGCCGGAAGCTTCAATTCAGCGTAAAGCTTCCTCAATCCCGTGAGAGGCCGCAGATACTCCCAGCGGTCATTCTGTAGCAGAGTCTCAAGAGCCGTGTCACGGCTTGCCAGATTGCACCCGACGCACCCTGTCCTTGCGTTTACCTCTTCGGCTTCATCCCCTCCGTATGACTCGGCTACGCGCTCGGTGGGATAGCCACCAATGGGAGCCCAGTTCCTTAACCAGTTCCAAACATGGCACACGCGCCAATGCAGGATCGGTGCAAGCGTATCGGCTACAGATTCAGGCGTTGACACCTGAAACCATCCCTGACCGCATTCCGCTCCATCACGTCCGCAACTCAAAGCAATACGTGCGTCACGCGCCGCGCTTTCCCCGACTCTCACACCTGTCAGCATGAGAAACTTCTTTCCGTTCTTTTCCCGCAGTTCTTTCAAGGCGTTCATCATCGGTTCAATCTTGATTTGTGACGTGCACCACCTGAAGGTGTTTGACGGAGGGGGGACACCTCGGCCAAACATGTAGACAAAGAAGCGATCTTTCATTTCAGGCAAAACAACGTCGCACTGGTATCCCTTTGAGCGAAGCACGTCCATAACGCCCATGGCTGCATTGCGAAGAGGCGGCAACTCCATCCGCGTATCGGCATAGAGCAGTCTAAGCTCTTTAGGCCGTGGCACCTTTCCTGTCTCAATCAGTTGTGGTATGAGAGTAGCCACCGCGCTTGAATCCTTGCCGCCGCTGTAGCAGATGACCCAGCTATCAAACAGGGTCGCGTATGTATTCAAAGACTCAATCGTCTTTTCAATTCCGGCTGTCATGGTCTGCCTGTATCCGTCGAATAAGGTTGGTTGTGTCATAGGTGTAGTTATCCTCATAGAAACGTGATTGTTCCGTCCTCGCCGATAAACGCCCCGCCGCCTTCACGGGCGCACTCGTCAAGCTTGCAATTGTCGCAGTCATCCGTGCAGCCCTTCGCCGCGATCCTGCGTTCCAGTTCCTCTGCAACCTGCTCGCAGGTCATTGAGGGGGATAGGTTAAGTTCGTTGCTCATTATTCTGCCTCGATTTCGTATTCGTGTAACCACTGCTGGAAGCGGTCTCCGTTATTCCAATAGGCGACTCGGTACATGTTGTTTTCAGGCTCATGAAGCAGTGCTTCGATGCGTCCAGGCATTCCGATGGCCTTGACAGTAACCTTCTGTTTTATTGCGTATCGGAATTCTATAATCATTGTGCTTTCCTCATCTTCCGTTGTTCAAGATTCCAAGGGATAACCGTTTCCCACTTCGTTTGTTTCCAATCGCCAGTGTTGTTGCATTCGGTGCAACGGGCTCTTATCCGATCTCCTTCAACCTCATATCCTGAATAAGCACCGCACTCACCGCATTTGTCCAAACACTTCTTTATGTCTGCGTGTGTCATTTTTTGCGTTCTTTCATTTCTGACACACGGATTTCCTCACGGCGTTGGGCAATCCTGTTATCGATGTAGTCTTGCGCTCTATGGTAGTCGCATGTACGCCCAAGGATGGTCTCAAGCTGGATAACAGCTTCAAGAGAGGATCGGTCATAACGCCATGGCCAATCTTTAGGAGTCTCCCTCTCAATCTGGATAGCAATGCACTCGCGAATCTTGTTGGCCTCAAAGCAAGTTTCATCCATGTTTGGAAGCAGAATGAACGCGCTTATGCTGTCATCACGGTTGACAGAGAAAACAATCTCGCCAATCTTGGATGTGTTCTCATAATTGTGAATGATTGCCCTTTTCACCCAGCGGCTGAATGTCATATATTGAGCGTCCGCACACCGTTGTGCTTGCGCGTACATCTTCCTGTCCAGTCTGATTTTCATTCGTCATCTCCCATAAAAACAACAGCTATAAGAACACCCACGCCAACACAGACGATTGGCAGAATGAGTTGACACATAAATCTTTCAACGCTATCCATCTTACGAACTCCATTTCTGCGCCAGTTTATCCATGACCTTCTTTGTCTCGCTCGGGCGCATCGGCGCGACAAAACCAGCGTGATTGAGCACACGCTGCTGCTTGAATGTCGGGAGCTTCATATCCCAACGCCTGAACAGTTCAGAGAGTAGCTGGCGGCCCTGCGTATAGGACAGGACGTCCGTTGAAATACCGTTGCGCTCCAGGAGTTGAACCTGCTTCTCGGTCAGGCTACGTCCCTTGTCCCATCCGCGCTCAATCGTAGGCGTGAGGTCGAACACGTCAAACGGGTTCACGTTCTTTGCCGTGTATTTAGCACGGCAGACGATGGCGGCACGTTTAGCGGCCTCTCGCAGACGCTTCTCATGCAGTTCTTTCCGTGCATCGTCCAGCGCGTCTGCCATGTCCACAGGCTTGCCGCCTTCACGCGCCTTTAGTGATGCCATGGCAACTTCTTCTTCTGTGTAGTTGCCACCGAGAATGTCAGCCGTGCAGCACAGTTTGTGACGGCCAGCGTTTCCGCAGAAGTCGATAATCAAGCAACCAGGCTTCGGGCTCGTCTGGATCGCCAAACGCCTCTCTTCATCGCTTGCCATCGTCCCGAGCTGTCTGGCGACTGTTGAATGCGGGCGTGTTCCACGTCCTGCCATCTGGGCGTAAAGCGCACGGCTCTTTGTCGGACGTGCCATAACGACCACCTCAACGCCATCGTCATCAAAGCCCTCGGTTAGCACCCCGACATTGCAAACGAACCGTAGGTTGCCTTCCTTGAAAGCCGCCAGCGTCTTCTTGCGCTCGTCTTTATCCGTCTTTCCGCAAAGCCAACCAGCGCAACCAGGACGGTGACGGTTAAAAATTTCGCAGAGGCGTTCCGCCTGGTCCACGGTCGCCGCAAACACAAGAGCCCGCCTGTCACCGCAGATATCAATTGTTGGGTATGCTATCTCGTGAAGTGTCTGCTCGTCATTTAGCACCTTGGCAAGGTCGCCCTGGTTCAGGTCCCCAGCAGTCGTTCGTACCTGCGAAAGGTCAAGGTGTCCGACGCTAACCATCTGCTGTGACACCGGAACAAGCCACCCGTTACGGATCGCGTCCATAACTTCGTAATCGTAGGCCACCGCGTCAAACACCTGTCCAAGTGCTTCCTCGTCAGCCCTGTCAGGAGTGGCAGTAACCCCGAGCATCTTCATTTCAGGGTTGCGCATGTACCATTCAATGCACTTGCGATAGCTCCCAGCCGTTGCATGGTGTGCCTCGTCTATAATCAGGAGCCCGAAGTCTTCCGGATTGAATTTGGTCATGCGCCCGCCGCCGTCGCCGCCAGCAGTGTGCGTCTGCACCGTGCTGACAACGACGGGGGATGCCCCGAACAATCCGGCATCCGCTTTGTACTCGCCCATTTCGACATGCGCGTCAAGCCCTGTCACCGCGTGGATTTTCTCTTTCGCCTGAAAGATAAGCTCCTCGCGATGGGCAAGCACCATGACGCGCTTTTTCATATCCTTACAAACCCTCCGTGCGATCTCCGCGAAGACAACCGTCTTGCCGCACCCCGTGGGGAGTACGACAAGGGCTGACCGCGCTTCTCTCCATGCGGCGAAAACGCCGTCCACGGCCTCCTGCTGATAGGGTCGCATCTTCATAAGGTTCAAGCCCCCTTCATATCACGCGGCGCGTTTGAATGCTGGAATTCCGTCATGATTCCCGACCCGCCGCAAGCACGGCAGCCGATCCCCTTGCAGTACAGGCACACGCAATGAGGGACAGCCCCCTCGACTTGCGCAATTGCGTTGTCCAGATGCATCAGCGTGGAACTGAAATTCAGCCCTGCCCATGCCGGATCGTGCCCATCCTGCGCCTTACGGATCGCCAGACGTGCACTGCGAAGCCCAGCAGAAACAGCCTGTACCTCGACACGCCGCCCCCAGTGGTCAGTCAGGTTCGGAGGAATCGGGTTTCCAAGGCTGTCACGCGGTCCGAGGCCCAGTTCAGACCCTTTAGGCCGTGCCGGAGGCGTGGACGCTTGTGGACGCTCCGTGGACGCTTGTGGACGTTGAGGAGGCGGCAGAGGACGCGCCGGAGGGATATCAGGCATGCCAAGTTCCGGCTGTTGTTCACCATTTTTAGACCCCTCGCCACTGGCAACCGTTGCCAGTGGATTGGCTTGTTTAGATGGTCTCGGAGGAGGCAAGGCACGTGTATTTCCGTCCTTTCCGGTGCGCTCGCTTGCACCCTTCCAACTGGCAACCGTTGCCAGTTGATTGGTGGCGAATGTGTGACTGACACCGATCAAATCGGCTATCGATCTTGCACTTGGAACCTCACCGAGCCCCAATTCATGACGGTTTTCATAGGCCACGGCGACGGCCCGTTTCTTGTCAGCGTTCGTCCGGCGTAAACCGTGGTCAAGATTGGCCTTTAAAGCGTGGCGCAATGCGTCAAGACGTTGACCGCTCTTGATCTCCGATTTTACTTTCTTGCATCCACTACGCCGCCATGCCTCCAGGCGGTGGAATCCGTCAGCAAGCCAGTAATCCTTGCCGTCATGGTAGCAAACGGCAGGAGGGAACACTGCCCCGTCTGCCATGGCTTCCATGTATTCGGCAATCGTATCCTCTGACATGGCGGCACGTACCTGCATGCCAGCGGTCTTCACTTCGTCAATTTTCAAGTAGGATACGCTCATACTGGCATTGCCCTCCATACCATCCCCAGCACCGCCGAAGCGATGCTGAGGGATTCAACATGATCCTGCTCCACCTGTGTAGGTGTTCGTCCGGAATCCATGTCCTGCTTGAGACGTTGATTTGCCTTAAAATAGGCAGAATCAGCCGCCTCACGAGCTAAACGCACCTTTTCAGGCTTGATATTCAAATCAATTGTGATTGGCATAATCCTCCTTTAAAACGGCATCGGCTCGCCGTCATCTGTTTCAGGTTGAGCACCTGAAGTTGAAGCAAGGATTGCAGCCTTTACTTGGTCCCATCCTTCCGGAGTCATGTCCGCTTGATCCATGCCAGTGGCATCGATAAAGCCATACCATTTCTCCGTCACCTGTTCAGGTGTAAGCTTCTGGTTGTGCTGCTGCATCAGCCGCCAGCACTCCTCGAGCGTTGCATGCGCAGCAGTAGCTTGAGGACGGGCAGGGGGATTGCCCTGCGTCTGCGGACGCTGCGGAGGCGTTCCGGCCTGCGGCTTCGTCTGCATCCCCATCGGTTGCGGTCCGGCGATTGCACGGAACTTCGCGCCGTACTTTGAAAGCACCGCCCTGCGGTCAGCCATTTCAGGCATGCCGCCGCTTCCACCAGCCTTGTTCACCCATTTGATTTTGGGGAAAAGCTTCGATGCATCCTTGAATCCAGGCTCCATGCCGATAGCGACCTCGCAGACGATACCGTTAGGCGCGTTGTCAACGAACCAGTAGGGGTCCACACCGTCCCAGCCGGACCACTCTTTGAGCTTCGCCACCGTAACGGTATTGACCGTCCCGTCAGCCTGGACAAGCACATGATATGATTTGAGCTCGTTACCGCTCACATCAAACGCCACGGCCAGCAGAAGTTTGCCTTCCTTCTCATAAACAGTTGCCGCCTTTGTCACGGCCCCGTAGTTTCCTTCTTCCCAATTACTCATGTTTTACCTTGTGTTGTGTCGGCCCCGATAAAGGGGCCTTCGTTGTTTACTTGATGATGTTCGCCCAAAACTCCTGCGCGTCAGCAAGAGGGAAATCCCCTTGCGCCGTGCGGCTCTTCGCCATGCAATGCGGCAACTCGTTCGCGTAGATCGTCC